CCCGACGCTAGGAACGCTCCGCGCGAGCGCCAGGGCCACAACCTCAAGACGGGCGAGATTGGGACTGATGGGCCGTGGACGCATACGAGGTTCAGATCAGGGTCAACCTGACCGACGCGGCCCACTACTACGTGGACCATCGGTTCCCGAGCCTGCCCGAGCCGGAGACGCTGAAGCTCCTCCTAGCCGAGGCCAAGACGACCTTCGAGCTACTTCACGAGACCGAGCACGACTACGCCTCCGTAGCCGTCGTTCGCCTTGAGGCCGCGAACGACACGCCTAGCGGCTCTCCGGCAGGCGTCGGTAGCTAGACAACTTCATAACCCAACGATCGCTAGATACCAGAAAGGACAGCGACATGAAGTACCAAGAGTTCAACCCGGCCATCTACCTCAAGAAGCGACTGCGCGAGCTTGAGGAAGAGCACTTCGTCCTAATCAACGGACTAAAGGTAGTGCATACGGGCTGGGATCACGAGAGGTTCGCGACATTTGAGACCGAGGGTCCTGAGGTTGACTATCTGGTCGAGCGGCTTGAAGGCGCAATCGCGTGCCAGCGTGAGCTACTAGCTGACGTCTACCTCGACGGCAAGGCCATTGCCCGTCACACACGGGGCTCCAAGACATGAGCATCGTCAAGCGCCTCAAGTCGGCGTACATCAAGAAGCAGATTGACGCAGCCGTCGTAGCCGGGCCTGATTCTGAGATCGCTCGGTACGTCTCCAATCGTGTGACTGTGGTCAACGGCATCCCGTTTCTCGGGCAGCCCGCGAAGGCATGGGCCTCATCGCGATCGTAGGACCGATCGCCTCGGGCAAGTCAACACTCGCCCGCGAGATCGCGGCCCACGGCTTCGAGCATCTGTCGATCGACTCAGTGCGAGACGCAGGAGGAGACTGGCCCGAGTTCATCGCTCGCGTGACGCTGGCCTCCAAGCCGACAGTGACCGAGAGCGTCGCTCTCCCGAAGGGCTACCTCCGGGTCCTTGACCTGAAGGCGGCCGTCCTGGTCTGCGTCACGTGCCCTGAGCATGTAAGGCGCTCGCGTCTGATGGAGCGCGGCCAGGCGGCCAAGCCAGTCCTATGGGATGACTCGGAGCTAGCCGACTTCGTAGTAGACGGATCGAAGCCGATCGCTAGCGAGATGGTCGCGCAGATCCTGACAGCGGCCAGAGCCTAAGACCGCCAAGTCAATCCTTCTTATCGTGCCGAGACTCACGCAGGGAGTCGAGCAGCGTCCGCGACGGGGTTGGCGGCGTCCATACGCTGCGCGCGTTCGAGCGTTCAAGCTGATCGCTAATCACGTCCAACCGATGCTTGAATTGCTCAAGCTCCGTCGCAAACGACGGGTCAATTGCTCCGCCTGTGTATACGGCGATGTCGGTTGCCGGATTGATCGTTCCCATTGTCTGACGCACAACGGCGCTGACTTCAGGACTCGTTTCATCGGCGGCCCCAACCACCGCCTCCACTACACGCGAGTCGATGATATTGGCCTCTAGTCCTTGGTGACTCGCCTTGAACGGTCCTACGAGCCGGTGATGCAGCGATCCCAAGAGGACCGATGCGGCTCCGAACACGGCAAACACGATCGCGACGGCATCGGGAAGGTAGTTCAGCGCGGCCACGACGATCATGCCTACGCCGACCAGGGCAGGCAGCCTTGATATGAGCCGATCCATGCGCGAGAGACTACCTGAGCAATCGGACAGTTCCGGCGACCGAGTCGGCTAGCGATAGTCAGGCGGCAGAAGGATGCGAGGCGACTCGACCTTACTTAGATCGGCCTGACAGTGCTTGCAGCGCGCGGCGTCCCTACGGATCTTCTCTCGGCAGTACGGACACGTGGTCCATGCTCCGGCCTGCCGACGACGCGCCTCAGCAATCTCGCTCACCAGGATGGGCAGCCCGGTCACTATCAGCACGCCGAACGCAATACCTTTCGCGGTGGTCAGTCCCGTCGAACCATCCGACCTCAGCAGAAGAACAAGGAGTACGGCGCACACTCCTGCCGCGATGGCCGATGTGATTAGTCGGTATATGCGCGAGAACGGCGAACTGTGAGCAGTGCTGCCTCTCCACGAGGACCATGCCACGGCCGCGATAATGAGCAGTGCCACTAGGTCTCCAAACACAAAGAACGCTTGTGCCCACGTCTTTAGTGCATGGGTCCCTGCGGCGAGGCTGACGACTTGGACTACCCCGAGGATCGCTCCTGCTAGCGCGGTTACGGAGAGGAGCATTCGTTGCATCGCGTCGAAGTGTACTCCGCGCGAAAGATGCCTTGAGTCGCCTACCTCGTGAGGCGAATGCGGCCGGTCTAAGCCTCGCTCTCCTCTACCCCTGGCACGACCACTTCCGAGGCTCAGACAGCCCGTGAGGCGGCCCGCTAGCTAGGTCAGGCAACGCGAGAGGCCATAGGTGAGGTCAAGGGTGGGGGTGACCCCTTCGACCTCTCTCCTTCTGGTGCCGCCTTGCCCGTCGCATTTACAAAAACGGTTCGCGGGCTGCGGGGCGCTGTCTCGGCCCGGCTCGCGGCCTCGTTAGGTCACTTAGGTCAGGTTCACGAATGGCTGAAGGCGTGTTCACGCCCGAGAAGCGCGCTGCGCTCCTGGCGTTCCTTGAGACAGGTCGCAGCGTCGTTGAGGCGTGCAAGGACGTGGGCGTCTCGCGGGCGACCGTCTATCGCTTCGTTGAGCGAGGCCGCGAAGAAGAGGCAGCAGGCGCAGGCGACGAGAACGCCTACGTCGAGTTCGCCTCGGCGTTCGACGCGGTAGCCGATCGGGACACCGATGTTCGCCTCACGGACGACGACGTGATCCGGTTGCTAGAGAAGTCGGCGATCAAGGGCTCTGTTCAGGCTCAGGTGAAGCTACTGGAGAAGCCGTGGCTGAAGAAGGACAAGCAGGAGGCGCAGGCGTCAGCTAGCTCGACTTTCTCGGTTGTTGACTTCGCGGCCCGTCGCGCCGCTCGCAGGCAGGGAGCCTAGATGTGCATGTACTCCTATCCGAGCAGGACGCGGAGGAAGAGCTAAACGACTTCGCGGAGTTCTGCACTCAGCTAATCACCCTTCAGGGTAAGCCGCTGATCCTTGAGGACTTCCAGCGGGACTACCTACGCGACTACTTTCGCGGCGCGGCCGAGACGACGATCGTTCAGCCGAAGAAGCTCGGCAAGACGACCGTCATGGCGGCCGTCGTTCTGTATCACCTATGGACGGTTGAGGATGCCGAGTGCATCGTCACGGCTCGCACCGTCAACCAGGCCGAGCAGTTGCACAAGCACTGCCGTCTGTTCATCGAGCGCGACGAGCGGTACAAGGATGACCCGAGGTATCCGTATCTCGGCCTAGCTCAGAAGTTCATCACGCGGACCAATCCGCACTCGATTCGGCACCTCGACGCGATGGGTCGGGTGATCGGTCGTATGCGTGTCCTGTCGCCCGAGCCGACTCAGCTTGAGGGCGCGGAGCCGACGCTAGCGATCATTGACGAATACGGCCGTTTCACGGATAGCGAGCCGCACGAGATCCTGACTGGCGGCCTCGGCACTCGCAGCGGCCAGCTTGTCGTCCTGAGCAACGCGGGCAGCGATGAGGATGGCCCGCTCGGGCGAGTGCGCGCTCAGATGCTCAAGCACATCGTCTCTTGCGACGGCTACGCGGGCACCTACACGTATTGCCGTTCCCCCAACGGCGGGCTCGCGACCTTCCACGAGTTCGGTCTAGCGCCGGACGCGGACGTGGAAGACATAGCGCTCGTCAAGACGGCCAACCCGGCTTCGTGGATGTCGGTCGGCGAGCTTGAGCGCCTGCGGGCTTCGATCTCGACCGAGGCTCGCTGGCGTCGCTTCCACTGCGGCATCTGGTCTCAGGCCGACGAGGCGGTCATCAAGGCGGCCGAGTGGGACGCGTTCTGCGATCCGACTGCGGTCATCCCGCGCGGGGCTCCGGTCTTCCTCGGGCTCGATATGGGTCGCACGCACGACACGACGGCGATCGTGCCGCTGTATTGGGAGAGCGAGGAGCGCCGGATCATCGGCGAGCCTGTCGTCTTCGAGCCTCCTGGCAACGGAGAGGCGAACTCCTACCTCGCGACCGAGCTAGCGATCCTCGCCCTGGCGGGCAAGCTGGCCAAGTTCGACCGCGCGAGGTTCATGCGCGACCACGCTGACCTACCTCCCGAGGTGGCGGCAACGTGGGCGGACACGATCGCGGGGATCACCCCGTATCAAGTCCACTACGTCACGCATGACCCGACATTCGCAGGTCAGCTAGCGGAGCGCATGAAGCGCAAGTGGAAGATCGAATTCCCGATCTTCGAGCAGAAGTCCCACATGCTGGTGCGCGCAGACGCAGAGCGGTTCATGGGCGCGTTCCGCAAGGGCTACCTAGTCCACAACGGCAACGAGACGCTTCGCGCTCACGTGCTGAACGCGGTTGAGATCGAGTCAGGCAATGGCGGTGAGTACTTCTACTTCGGGCGTCCGAAGAAGGGTCACCGTAAGCCGATGGACGCACTACGCGCGGTCTCGATGGCTCATGATACGGCGGTAGTCCACGGCGGTGTGGCTATGACGCCCGAGCCTGCTAAGCGCGGGTTCACCTTCTTCTAACCAGACAGGGGCCTCATGGTCGTACTGGCTAACCCTCAGACGCCCGAAGAGTGGCTTCACTTCCTTGAACGTAAGCTCGCAGACCGAGCAATTCAGGTCGAGCAGTTCGAGAAGTACTACCAGGGTGACCATCCTCTCGCATTCGCGTCTTCAAAGTATCGAGAGGCGTTCGGCAATCTCCTAACCGAGTTCGCTGACAACTGGTGTCGGCGAGTCGTTGATACGCCGGTTCAGCGCTTGAGCGTCACCGGATTCGGCGGCGACGCAAGCGCGGCAGAGCGCGCTTGGTCGATTTGGAACGCGAACGACATGGAGACACAAGCCGCTTGGGCGCATACCGAGGCCGTGAAGCACGGAGTGGCCTACGCGACAGTGGACCCGTTTGGCGAAACGCCTCGTATCGACATTGACCATCCGCTTCAGACGATCGTTCATCACTCACCCGAGAACCGGCGCGTGAGGCAGGCGGCGCTGAAGAAGTGGAGGGGCACAGACGGATTCGTCTACGCGAACGTTTACTTCGCAGATTCAGTCTTCAAGTTCAAGTCATCGAGTCGCCAGGCGATTCACCACGTCGGCACTATCGCGTGGCAGCGGATCGAGTCATTGGGCAACCCGCTCGGTGTCGTTCCGATCGTCCCGATCGAGAACAACCTGTCGCTTCTGCATGGCGGCACGAGTGATCTCATCGACGTAATCCCGCTCAATGATCTCCTGAACAAGCTGATGAATGACCTGACGGTCGCCTCCGAGTTCCAGGCGTACCGGCAGCGCGTCATCACTGGCGTGGAGATCCCGAAGGACCCCGAGACCGGAGAGCTACTAGCGACGGTCGAGCTAAAGGCCGCGATCTCGCGCTTCCTGACCTTCGAGAGTCCCGATGTCAAGGTCAGTGAACTCGGCCAACTTGACCTTCAGGTCTATACGAACGCGGTAGAGACGGTCGTCAACCACATCGCGGCGCTTACAGCCATTCCGCCGCACTACTTGATGGGCAAGGTCGTCAACGCTTCCGGCGACGCCCTCACGGTCGCTGAGACGGGCCTCGTCTTCAAGGTCAAGAGCAAGCAGCGCGACTTTGGGAGCGCTTGGAGCGAGGTTCTTCGCCTTTGCTTCCTGGCTTCGGGCGAAGCGGACAACGCGAGTCATATTGGTCGTCCGATTTGGGCCAACCCGGAGCAACGCCAGCTATCTCAGCTTGCGGATGCGATCAGCAAGCTCGACGGCATCTTGCCGGTAGAGGAGATTTACGCGCTTTGGGGCGGTACGCCCGAGGAGATCAAGAAGTGGGTGCTACAGCGCGGCCTTCCGCCGCGCGATGTATTGCCCGATGCAGCGGCCGATCCGGCTCTAGCAGCCTAGCCCGCTCTTGCGGGCTATCCGCTCGGATGACGGTACTCATCCGCTTTCCCTACTCATAGAGAGGTTATCCCTATGCCCGATGAAGTCGTTGTAGATGTTGAAGACACTGACGAGACTACCGACGTAGCCGACTCATCAACGTCTATTGAGTCCGACGCTTCTGAGCCAATGAACGCTGAAACGGAGCAGAAGTCTGGCGAGAAGACGCACACGCAGCGCGAGGTGGGCAAGTTGCTTGCCGCTGAACGCGAGCGGGTCAAGAAGCAGTACGAGGACTACGACGACATCAAGGGCAGGAACGGGGTCCTGTCCGATGAGAACGAGCGGCTGAAGCTCGACAAGCTGCGACTAGAGGTCGCAATCGAGAAGCAGCTTCCTCTAAAGATCGCCCTCCGACTTGAGGGCGACAGTCGTGAGGCGCTTGAGAAGGACGCCGATGACGTACGCGGGCTACTCAAGCCGTCAGGCGCGAGCTTCGATGGCGGCGTACGCGAACAGGCGGCAACCGCGCCTTCAATGGCGACGTTTCTCGGCGACGCGCTGAACAAGCGCTAGCCACAACCCGATCTTCGCGCGGGTATGCCCGCGCGCCCACTATCCAGAAGCGCCCTCTACTGAGCGCAGCACCGTCGAGCACTCGTCTATCCGGGAGACGTAAAAGGACCCGGTAGCTCGCAGCAATGGATTCACCTAACTACGAGTTACCAAGAGGTCCGATATGGCAAACGCCATTCCGCTACTAGAGGGCACTGACGCCTCTGGTGGTTACCTAGTCCCGGATGAAGTCCGCGAGACTCTAGTCAAGAAGGTCAACCAGGAGTCCGCTATCGGCCAGCTTGTCCCGGCCGAGCGCGCTGTTGGTAAGCGCTCCCGCTACCCGGTCTACGCGGGTCTTCCGACCGTCAGCGTTACGGGCGAAGGCGCGGCAAAGTCCGTGACCGGAGCCGAGTACAGCCAGCTTGTCGTGAACATCAAGAAGTTCACGGCGCTGATCCTCTACACCGAGGAGCTTCTTGAGGACGCGCGCGAGGATCCGAATGTCCTCATCGTTCCGCAGCTTGAGAAGGCGTTCGCGAAGGCGATCGACGCTCATGCGCTCGGCTACGCCGCAGGCGCGGCGATCACCGGCCAGTTTGACGTTGAGCTTGGTTCCACGACCTCGACGGTCGATCTTGGCGTCGGCGAGGACGGCCTTGCGAAGGCGGTCTCCTCTGCCATGACGATCATCGAAGGCAACGGCGGCACGCCGAATGGCATCATCCTTGCCTCTGACATGCGCGGCCACGTCCGCGACGCTCGCGACGGCGACGGTCGCCCGCTCTACACCAACGGCTTCGTCAACACGCAGCCGTACTTCTACGGCAACCCGCTCAGCTACACGAGCAACCTTCGCGGCGCTGAGCCGGATGAGGATGTCGTCGCTGGCATCGTCGGCGACTTCACCAACTGCAAGTTCCTGGTTCGCTCCGACCTAACGATGCGCGTCTCGACCGAGGCCACCGTCGTTGACGGCGGGACCACGCACAACCTCTTCCAGGAGAACAAGGTTGGCGTGCTTTGGGAGATGCGCGTTGGCTTCAACGCGCTCGACGTGAACAACCAGTTCGTCGTCATCGCCAACCCTGAGGTTGAGGACGACGGAGGCGACTCCTGACCACTTTCTTTCGGGGCGGCTTCAGCCGCCCCGAAAGATCCTGACCTAACCGGCTTGGGCCGAGAGGAATCGCTATGGCTAACAATCTCACGAACACGGAAGAGAACGCTCTTCTGAGCCTCATTTGCGGTAAGACCGCGTACACGCTGCCGACTGCCCTCTATGTCGGCCTGTTTACCGCTGTATCCGACCAGGAGGCCGCCTCAGTTACCGAAGTATCTGGTGGTTCCTACGCTCGCGTGGACACCATCGGCGGAGGTAGCAAGTGGGGCACTGCCTCTGGCGGGTCAATCGCCACTAGCGCCGATATCGTGTTCCCCACTGCAACCGCCGATTGGGGCACGGTCACTCATATCGGTCTGAACACGGCCTCGTCTTCGGGTACGTGGAAGTGGATCGGCGCTCTGACCGCCAGCAAGATCGTCAACGATGGCGATGTATTCAAGATCCTTGCTGGCGAACTGACGCTATCCCTGAACTAAAGGGTTGACCTATGTCGGCGTACTCGGAAGTCGTTCTAGCCGACAGTCCGGTCAGCTACCTACAGCTAAACGATGGGATCGGCGAGCCCGTTGACGACGGGTCACTTGACCCGTTCTGGTCCGTTTGGGTCACTGACGTAGAGGGTCCTAGCCTCATTGCTGACCCCGGACTGTCGTACTTCTTCGACAAGTGGAACTTCAGCTATCTTGAGAGTTATGACGAGCTTCTGCCGACCCCGGCTGAGGAGTTCTCGATCGAGTTTTGGGCGCGACCCCTGGACATTCCGGATGGCAGCGGAGGGTCGAGCGGAACCGGTTTTCTCCAGTTCAATGCCTCCAACCTCCGGGTAAGTATTCAACGTTGGGATTCGTTCCTTCCTCAGGCATTCGTTATCGCGACGGATCAAGACTATTGGGAGATTGAATCTGACTTTGGCGAGCCTCTGTTCGAGAACGGCGGTACGTACCATGTCGTTATCATCTGGACGCTGGAAAAGGTCAAGGTATACGTCAATGGCGTTCGCATTGACAACGATGATCTAGAGCCATTTGGCGAGCTTTCCCCGTCGTTCTCGTCAAATCAGTGGGGCAACGCAGAATGGGGTAGTTTCCCCTATGACGGATACCTTGACGAGCTAGCAATCTACGACTACGAGCTACCCGAGGCTCGCGTCATGGCCCACTATGAAGTGGGTATTAGCGGCGGCTCAAGCGGCGACGTAGAGGGCGCAGCATCGCTATCGGCGTCCGCCGCGATCTCCGTCCTGGCACGTGTCGAGCGACGCGCGGGGTCAGGTCTTTCGGCGGCGTCCGCTCTCTCAGTCTCTGTCACCGCTGAGCGTCAAGCAGCGGCGTCGGCGTCCGGCTCCGCATCACTTGCTGTAACCGGGCTGGTCGAGCGCCTTGCCTCGGCGGATTGGGATGCCGACTCGAACCTATCCGCCGACGCTCTAGCGGAACGCCTGGCGGCCGTCGCGTTGTCGGCGTCCGGCACGCTCGCGGCGACGCCTGACCTGTCGATTGTCGAGCGAGAAGGCTCGGCGCTGCTTGAAGCTTCCTCGGACTTCCTCGCTTCCGCCGAGGTCTCGCGGCCCGCGTCGGCGGGACTGACCGCTTCGAGCTTCGTCCTTGTTGACGGCCTCGTTGAGGTCCGCGCCTCGGCCGAACTTGTCGGTCAAGCGCTCTTGGGCGTATCTGGCTCGCTGGAGCGCTTCGGTTCGGCCTCTCTCGCCGCTACCGGCGTCTTGCTGGTCAGCGCCGACGCATTCGGAGCACCTGAGGTCGTCCCTGGCTCCGCTCAGACCGGCTGGCTCTCGACCACTCGCGTCGGCCGCATCGTCGCTACCCGAGTCGGTCGCGTCGCAGAAACCCGCATCGGACGGCTGAGGTAGGTCATGGCGAACATCACATTCGAGGACTACCGGCCGCCCGAGCGCACTGACGGCGTGGCCTGGTCTCAGGTGAGGGTCTACGAGGGTCCCGCATCTACTGGCCCGTGGACGCTGATCGACACGATCACGTCGTTGGCCTGGTCGCCTTCCGGCGTTGACTCCAACCCGAGGTATCCCGCCTCGCGGAGCTTCACCACGGATGACGCGACGCTGCCTGACGGCTGGTATCGGGTCATCTGGCTCGACAACGGCGGCGGGCAGTCTGACCCGTCTGAGGCGGTTCAGAACGGCGCGTCCGCGCAGGCTGGCATTCGTCCCACGGTGCACGAGCTTGGCGCGTTCATGCGGGCTCGCACGAGGGCTGGGACGGCAGGGCTCCAGGGCACGTTCAACGACGACACTCGCCCGACCGCCGATCAGGCAGACCTGATGATCGACCTGGCGGCCAACGCCATCCTCGGTCAACTAGGCGACATCCCCGACCGACTTCGGGTAAGGGTGCGCTCCGTCGTGATCCTGCTCGCGGCGATGTACGTCGAGCAGTCGTACTACCCGGATCAGGTCGCGAACGAGGATCAGTCACCCTGGCAGCAGTACAAGGACTTGTACGACGATCAGATCGCGGCGCTTGAGCGCGCCGTAGCTGGCAATGAGCCAGGGAGTCGGTTCCCCCGAATGGGTTCGATTCCAGCGTATGGGCTGAACGGTCGCGCCGCGCACGATCCGCATTCGTTCCCGCTCGATCATCGTCCGGCTGGCGGCTATTGGTCGCGAAGGCACTGGTGGTGACCAGTGGCCTCGCAGATCATCCTCAACGGGCGCGGCACGGAGAGGGCAGAGGCTCGCTTCAAGCGCATGGGCCAGAACGCGGCGCACGCGAAGCCCGCGCTTGAGGAGATCGTCACGGATGTGCTGATCCCGACGACGAAGGAACGTTGGGGCAAGGGTTGGCGCAAGCTGGCGGACTCCACGAAGGAAGCCAAGAAGCGGAAGGGTCAGCCTCGCACCAAGCTCGTGGCGTCAGGTCGCCTACGTGACTCGCTCACCAAGCCGGGTCACAAGGACATGATCTTCGATGTCAACCACGAGCGGGCGCTCTACGGCACACGAGTGTTCTACGCGCAGTTCCACGACAAGCCGCGCGATAACGAGCCGCGTCGTCGTCTGATCCGCCTCACGAAGCAGAGCCGCAAGGCAATCGCCGAGAAGGTCTCTGCTCACCTACGGAAGTTCGACGGGTAGCGCATGAGCATTTTCGGCGACATCAACTCGACGGATCACTTCGACAAGGCGATCCTCGAAACACTGCAAGTGTGGCTGCCTACCTACCTGGCGGAGCACGAACGCCAGAGCGGTCGAGCGGTTCGCTCGTATGAACGTCCTGCCGACTTCGTGGTGGCCGAGGACCACGCGAAGTGGACCGAAAATAGGGTCCCTTGTGTGATGGTCGTCGGCGGCGATATCAGCGACATGCGGGTCATGCCTGACGGCTACGCGGGCTGGTACGACTACGAGGTTGGCGCGTACGTGGCAGCCGGAGGCGATGACGCTGAGCAAGCCGCAAAGCGCATGGCGAAGGCGTACATGGCGGCGATCCGATCTGTACTGGTTCAGCGCCCGTCGCTTGGCGGGATTGCTACGGCGACAGTGCCGGTAAGTGAGTCGAGCGGCCTCGATGAGGACAATCGCTCAGTCGCGATCCGCATTGGTTCGTTCCGCTCGCTCGTGCACGGCCTCGGCCTTCCTGGCGGCGGCCCGGTCAGTCCTGATCCGCCTGATGACCCTGACGACCCGCATCCCGATTGGCCGGTCGTCGGCGACACATCAGTGACGTTCAACGCTGAGCCGATCGACGGCTAGCTAAGGCCCCGAGTGGCCGCAGTCGGTTAGCGCCGACCACTAGTAACCCAACTAAGGAGAAGCCAAATGGCGATCCCCCTTGGCGTGAGCGTGGTCTCGCGCTCAGCGCCGCCTACTCGCGGCGTTCTAACCGATACGGCGACCTGGTACGCGGTCGGCACGGCCGACATCGGCCCGGTTGACTCGGCGACGCGCATTCGGTCCCTCGCTGACTTCGCGTTCGTCTACGGCGCGCGCTCAGCGGCTAACGAACTGCTCTACGACTCGCTCGACGCGTTCTTCCGCGAGGGCGGCGGCGTTGCCTATGTGGCCCGCGCGGTTGGCTCTGACGCCACTGCGGCTTCGATCACCCTTCAGGACACGGCTGGCGAGCCCGCCAACACGGTCGTGGTCACCGCGAAGCATCCGGGCGGCTACGGCAACGGCCTCAAGGTCGCGGTCGCGAACGGCGGCTCTGCCGTCGTCCTCACGGTCACTGACGCGGAGGGAAACGTCCTTGAGACTTCTCCGTCCCTGGCAAGCCGCGCGGCCGTCATCGCGTGGGACTCGAACTACGTGGTCATCACGCCTACCGGGTCTTCGACGCTGCTTCCGAAGACATCTACGGCGACGGCGCTGAGCGGCGGCGACAGTGACCTGGAAAACATCGCGGATGAGGACTACGCGGACGCGCTCGCCCTCTTCGTCAAGAAGCTCGGTCCGGGTCAGGTGTCTATCCCCGGTCGCTCGGGCGAGGACATCTACGCGGCGCTATGGGCGCATGCGGCGGCGAACAACCGCGTCGTCGTCGGCGACGTTGAGAACACGACCAGTGTCGTGACGCTCGTCGGCCTGGCGGGCGACGTGCCGCAGGACGCGACGCAGGACTACGGCGCGCTGTTCGGCCCTTGGCCGACGATCCCCGGCGTCAGCGGCAGCCCGGCGAACCGCGTCGTTCCGGCCAGCCCGGTAATCGCGGCGCTCTGCGCTCGCGTTGATCGCGAGGGTCGAGTCAATCGCGCTGCGGCAGGAGACGATTGGCCGCTTCAGTACGTCCTTGACTTCTACGACTTCAGCGAAGCTGACCGCGAGGTTCTGCTCAACGCTGGCGTCAACACCTTCAAGGATGACTACGGCGTCCTGGTCAATTGGGGCTTCCAGACCACGATTCAGGACCATACTGATCCGTTCTGGCAGTTCAACTGCGTACGACTACGCATGCGCCTCGTTGGCGAGGCGCTAGTCATCGGCTCGGGTTACCTGTTCAAGCAGATCGACGGGCGCGGCTTCCTGCTTAGGGCCTTCGGCTCTGACCTGGCGGCGATGATGCTCGCGCACTACGTCAACGACGAGCTATACGGCGAGACCCCTGAGGACGCCTTCTCGGTTGACAGCGTGACCGTCAACACGGATGACACGATCGCTCAGGGCGAGGTTGTCGCGGTCGTGAGCTTCACGCCGTCTCTGTACGCGCGCAGCGTGCAGATTCAGCTAGTCACGATCCCCATTTCCTAAGGCTAGGTAACTCGAATGGCTTACTACACCTCCGCTAGCGCGGACATCCGCGTCTCGCTCAACGGCCGTCAGATCAACGTCAACTGGATCACGTTCTCCGGCGGCAACCTGACCAAGAACAACATGAAGATCCGTCCTGCCGGGTTCGAGATTGACCTTCCTGGTCCGGGAACACGCGATGACATCACGGTCGGCTGCTACGCGACCGACGCGAGCCTCGGTCAGCTTCGCGACTTCGAGAAGGGCAGCGTCATGAGCGTCGCGGTCACTTCGAAGGATGAGAACGGCAATCCGTCCGGTCTGACGACCACCTACAGCGGCAATGTCAAGGGCGTGAATCGTCCTGACCTCGATACGTCTAGCTCCGATCCGGAGCCGGTCAACTTCGAGGTCGTCATGGGCTGCAACGAGCAAGTCGCTTACTCCTAAGCCCCTAAGTCCTGATCGCTAGGGCAGGCGTCGCCTGCCCCGGCTCTCCATGTCTACGTCAACCCTAACGAGGGAAGCTATGTCTGAATTTGAAGTTGTAACTGATGACGCGCCTCTGGCGGTTCCCGGACTGAGCAGTCTGGCTGAACTGGCGGAGGCGCGTCGCGCTGCATATGCGGCCAATAAGTCCGAGACCTTCGATGTGCCCGGCTTCGGCGGTCAGATCAAGGCGCGCTACCGCTTGCTCACCTACCGCGAGCGGCGACAGATGGTCAGCCGTATCGGCTCCGAGAACCTGCCCACTGAGGTCGATCGCGACCTGAGCCTGTTCGCGGACACGCTCATCAACGCGTGCGAGTCGGTCGTTCGGGTCAATCCTGATGGTTCAACCACGGATCTCGGTCGTTGGGATCCGCGACTAGCAGAGCAGTTTGGTTACTCGCATTGCGAGAACGCGCGTCAGGCCGTCTTCGCGATCCTTGAGATCGAAGACGCGGTGGTCGATCACCACTACGACTACCACATGTGGGCTGACTCGGTTTCGTCCGGGTTGGACAAGGACGAAGCTGATTTTTTCGGCTAAGCCCTGAGATTCAGCTAGTCGCTAAGGCGGCGCTTCTCGGAGTTCAGGTCAACTTCGACCGGCTCTATGACGACGGCGGCGACCCGTCGTACTTCATTGCGCTCGACGTTCTCGTTGCCGAGGTCGATCGCCTCAAGTCCGCCGCTTATCAACGCGCGGTCAAACAGAACGGCTAGGTAAGCGATGGCAGTAGAGCGCGATGTAGTCGAGACCGAGGTTCGCTGGAAGGGCGGCAAGTCCTATCACAGCGAAGCCGACCGTCTAGGCCGCTCGACAAGGAAGGTCGGCGACGACCAGCGTCGCGCTGGCGTGCAGTTCCGCGCGTCGCAGGCGGCGATGTGGGGCTACGAGAAGAGCGTCAAGGCGGCGGGCAGGGCGAGCGCCTTCGCGTTCCGCCAGGCTCGCTATGGAGCGCTCGCGCTTACCGGCCTCGCGGCTGCGGGCGTGAAGATGGGCCTGAGCTTCAACGCTCAGGTCGAGTCCGCGCGTGGGCGCTTCAAGTTGTTCACCGATGACGTGAACGGCCTTACTCAGGCGGTTCAGGCGATCGACGCGAAGTCGGCGCTGAACTTCGGGGCGCTCTCTGACGCGGCGGCCCTTCTCGGCAACTCGGGCGTGCGCAACATCCCGAAGGTCTTGCAGGCGGCGGCTAACGCGGCGGCGGCCTCGGGCAAGGGCGTTGAGGGCTTCAACCGCACTGTTCTCGCGCTCTCGCAGATTCAGAGCAAGGGCAGGCTCAGCCAGGAGGAGATCAACCAGCTAAACGAGGCTGGCGCTCCGGGCGCGCAGCGCATCATCCAGAAGGCGTTCAAGCTCACGTCGAAGCAAGTCGGCAACCTCGGTAAGCAGGGCATCGACGCGGGCAAGGCGATCGACGCGCTGACGAAGGCGTGGAGTAGCGGTCGCATGGCGAAGGCCGCTGAGGCGCAGACGAAGACGCTCGGCGGTCAGTGGGACATGCTCACGGGCAACGTCCAGAAGTTGTCGGGCGTGATGACCGAGGGACTGTCGAAGAACCTCGCTGGCGGTCTGTTGCCGACGCTGAACTCGCTCTCGCAGCGCCTCACGGA